TTTTGTCACCCTCCGTAATACTGCCAAGTATTTCCATGATGTATGGAAAGGTCTTGGCGGCGACAAGCATAACCCTCTGATGGCACCCAAAAGGGTGTCTGATGACTTTCTCTCTGTCCAGTTTGGCTGGATGCCCTTTGTTGGAGATGTAACCGACGCTTGTCGGGTACTACTCTTTGCCCAAGATTATATTGCGGAACTTACTCGCAAGAATAATACATGGGATCATAGGGAAGCTACGGTTGAAGAGACTGAATCTGACGTTTTGATTTCGTCCGGGTCCGGCTGTAGGGTTCAACCCAACAACAGTACCATGGACAATCTCTATTCGACAGGAAGTGGTAGTCGTTATACCTATGAATTCCGGCGCGTTGTTAAACAACGTGTTTGGGGTTCAGGGGATTATAAGTTCTACCGCCCAGAGTTTGATGACTCCCTTGCCACATACAATAGCAACTTTAATAAGTTGCAACAGTATTTGATCATTGGGGGCATTCGACTCAATCCTTCAGTTCTCTATAAAATTACACCTTGGACTTGGCTACTCGATTGGTTCACCAACACGGGAGACGTCATAGACGAACTCACCGCAGCGGCGGCCGATGGATTAGTTTCCAAGAATCTCTTCTTAATGTGCCAACGCTATGAAGATATTGTGCTGAATCAGCACTTAAACTTCAAGAATGGCCCAAAAACGTTGACTTTCCGCAGAATGATCCGCAGTAAGCAACGTGAACACGGAGAGACTCCTTTCGGATTTGGCCTGCTTCCGAGCGATTTGTCTTGGAAGCAATGGTCGATATTAGGGGCTCTTGGTATTACCAAGTTCCTTTAATATCATATCTTCCATGTGCTTCGTACGTGCCCGGAATTGGGATGTTCGGGTTACTCACATGGATTCACTCCCTTTTAAACTCTTAGGAGGTCATCCACTATGGCTTTTGCCGATCCACAATCTGTTACAGTTAACACGGTTGCACAATCTATGCCACGTATTTCTACTTCAGGTAAACAATCTGTTTACCAAAAGGCTGATGGTACGTATACCTTGACTTTATCCCATCAAGGGAGTAAAGTCGCTGGTAAAGACCGAATCAGGTCGATGGCGCGTATAGATAATAAAGCGATTGTCGCAGATCCATTGACAGCCGTCAATGACTACGACACGCTTTCGTGCTATGTCGTGATTGACCGTCCCGTTTACGGGTTCGATACAACCGCGACACATAACCTTGTAGCCGGGTTTGTAGCCTGGCTGACAAACGCTACCGTTGACAAACTTTTCGGTCAAGAGACTTAGGGTTTATACCCAAAAGTCCTATGTCCGGAAAGGAGGACATCTATGTCTAAAACGAAGAAAATTCTTCATTGGGTGGACTTTGGAACATCATTGTTTCAATTATTCACTCAAAAAATGAGTGAATATGAGACTCTTCGTGAGTCTTATGTCCATCCTGTACCGAATTCTTCAATCCGTTTACCTGCCACTCCTGATAATCTCGGGAATGGTTGGGTGAAGGTTTCTGAAGGTCCGATACCTGACACAGATCTCGATATAAATGGTATTCTTAAGGGTTCTACCCCCAAGTTACCACTCTCGAGTGCCTCAAGTCTAAACTTGACAGATGCTGACGAGGATATCCTCGGCAGAAGGTAAGCCTGGTGGTTTGAAGCCGACCCCCTTCGCAAAGGAGGCAGCTTGAAAAGCACCGAGGGCGTGAGCCCGAGTGACTACCTTGAGTTGGCGATTGCAGTCTATAAAGACGCATGCGCCAAGTGCATCGCTGATGTCTCTGATTTACGTGATATCGATACTTTGATATCACGGGTCAAGGAAGAAGGTATCTCGTTTTTGACGATAACCTTACCTAACTTTTGCCGAGACTTTGAACAAGCTCTCGCAAAAGAAAGGATAGACCCATCATTATTCCGAAGTTTTCGGAAGAATGGAGCAATCCCTGCATTCTTGCAAGGTATGCTCGGTCTTATCTTTGACCGTGAGACAGGGAGAATTAATTATGACGAAGTTCCTATTATTGCAAACGACGTTCCCACTATTATTGATGGCATTAGGCAGATTTGCCTCTGCTTCAAAAAGTTGGAACTCGGCTGTACCCCCAAAAGGGAACAAGCCGCGTTTAGGTCCTTCATCGAAATTGAGCAGTCCTTTTCGATGTTTTCACTGCCGAAGGAAGAACACGCAAGGTTTTTGCGTGTATCTTCTGTGTTATGGAGTAATTTGCTACGCGATTTACGCGTTAGTGAGTTATCTCCAAGACACGGTCCCGGCGCTACCGCCGAACGTGTTTCTGGAAATCAGAAATTTCGTTGGCGGCTGTGGCACGATCGTCTCGAACCTTATTTCCCGATAATCGACAATGGATATACAATATCCGCTGTTGAGAGTCCGGAGTTCGAAAGTGTAACGATTGTGTCAGAGGATAATGAGCAACCTGTTAGGGTTACTCCTGTCCCCACAACACTAAAAGGCCCAAGAATCATAGCAATAGAGCCCTGTTGCATGCAATATGTGCAGCAAGGGATTCGCAACGCCCTTTATGAGCGTATCGAATCACATCCGGTTATAGGTGGTCATGTAAATTTTCGTGACCAGTCTATTAACCAGAAGCTCGCTATGGCTGCTTCGAAGGATGGTCGACTAGCAACGATCGATCTTTCTGATGCTAGTGATCGTGTTCCACACGACCTGGCTTTAGATATGTTTCGTTCTAATCCAGATCTTCTGGAGGCGATCGATGCATGCCGTTCGAAGCGCGCGGAAATGCCCGATGGAACGGTTGTTTCATTGCGCAAATTCGCGTCTATGGGATCTGCTCTCTGCTTTCCAGTTGAGGCTATGTACTTTTACACTATATGTGTAATAGCCTTGTTGGAGAGTAGGTCGCTCCCTGTGTCTGTGCACAACTGTAATTCTGTTGCGTCACAGATATACGTCTATGGAGATGATATAATTGTCCCCACGGACGATGCGATGATCGTTCTCGATTACCTACAAAAGTACAA